CAAATAATATTAATAATGCCTGAAGTAATACCACCTTGGTCAGTAACATATAATAATAAAATAGAAACTCGATATAATAATATAAACCAGGTTACAGGCGAATTATTAGAAGTATTACCTACTACAGCTAGCGCATAACTGTTATAAATAGAACAAAAGGAAAAAAAGTATGCCTACAAGAGCTTTTTCAGTAGAAGACGGAAATATTGGATCTAAAACTATACTTTCCGCGGTCAATAAATCGTATAGTGATATTGATTTGACATTTGCGAAAAAAGTCTCAGGTGATGTTTTTAAAAAAGAACACGCAGCTGCTGTAAAACAAGCTGTTAAAAATTTATTATTAACTAATTTTAGTGAGAAACCATTTCAACCTAGATTTGGTGGCAACTTAAACGCATTACTTTTTGCTCTTAACACTGATGTTGACGATGATGAATTAAAAGAACAAATTATAACATCAATAGAAACATTTGAACCAAGAGCAGAAGTTTTAAATATTACTAGTAATTTAAAAGACGATTCGCACGAAATAAAAGTAACAGTGACATTCAAAGTGGTTAATACGAGTCAAGTTATTACTACAGATATAAATTTAACGAGGTTAAGATAAATGGCAACAATCATTAGATCAACTCAACTTGATTTTGATACCATAAAAGCAAGATTAAAAGATTATCTAAAACAGCAATCAGAATTTGCTGATTATGATTTTGAAGCTTCAGGATTAAGTAATATTTTAGATGTGTTAGCATATAACACACACTTTTCAGGTTTAATATCAAACTTCGCGCTTAATGAATCTTTTATTAACACTGCGCAGCTTCGAAGTTCAGTTGTATCTTTAGCAGAAGGTTTGGGATATGTGCCTAAATCATACACATCACCTCAAGCTGAATTAAGTTTATCTGTACAAATTACTGCTGATGACAGACCAACAACATTAACACTTCCAAGAAATACTCAATTTACTGCATCTGTTGCTGGTGTAACTTACACATTTCAAACAAGAGAAAATTTTACTGCAATAGATAGTGGAACAGGTTTTTATCAGTTTATAAATGCTACAGACGGCGAATCAATACCAGTGTTTGAAGGTACAGAAAAAACTAAAACATTTTTTGTTGGAGATACTGGAGATTCTCAAATATACGTAATACCAGATATAACTATGGATCATTCAACTATGAGAGTGAGAGTTTTTAATACTGCTTCATCACCTTTATTTGATACATATACTAATATTAATAAAGCAGTAAGAATCACTGATGATAGTACGTTCTTTCAGATTAAAGAAGCGCCAAATGGTTATTACGAACTTATATTTGGAAATGGAATAGCAACTGGAAAGAGACCTGTTGCTGGAAATAAAATTGTCGTTGACTATCTATCAACTGTCGGAACTCTTGCAAACGGAGCAGCAACTTTTACTCCTACTTCAACTTTCACTGTTAACAGCGTTGATTATAATATAAGCACGACTACAGTGACAGCCTCTTCTGGTGGAGCATATAAAGAAAACATAGAATCAATAAGACAAAATGCACCTATATCTTTTATATCACAAAGAAGATTAGTTACAGCAGAAGATTATAAAGGTCAAATATTAGCAAACTACGGTGCGTACTTAGATGACGTTACTGCATATGGTGGTGCAGACGCAGTTCCACCTATATATGGCGTAGTTTATGTTGGATTAAAATTTAAAGATAATATAAATGCAAATACACAACAAACAGTTAAAGATGATATTAAACTTGAATTAAGTGCTAATATGGCTATAATGTCGATTCTTACAGAATATGTAGATCCTATTGAAACACTATTAGAAGTTCAAACAACTTTTAATTTAGATCCAGATCTCACTAACTCAACTGCTCAGGCTATTCAAAATATAGTTCAAACAACAATTAACAATTATTTTACTGCAAACCTTGGTAAATTTGATAAAGTATTTAGAAGATCTAATTTGCTCACAATAATAGATGCTATAGATCCTGCGATATTAAACTCTAAAATGGACATTAAAATGAAACAAACATTTGTTCCAGTAGTTAATAGCTCTCAATCATATACAATTAACTTTCCAGTTCCTATAGCAGATCCTGAGCCTCTAGTGCCAACAATTTTATCAACACAATTTACTTTTAATTCTCAAACGTGTTTTATTAAAAATCAAAGTAGTAGTACTAAATTACAAGTAGTGTCTGTAGATGGAACAATTGAAGTTGATAATGTTGGATCTTATAATGCTGTTAGTGGAACAATAAGTATAGTTGGATTTAAACCTTCTTCGTTTGAAGGAAATTCAATTTCATTAAAAGCTACTCCTGCTAATCAAAGCACTATAAGACCTTTAAGAAATTATGTTGTAGATATAGACACAGCACTTTCATCATCTCGAGCGATATTAGATTATCAAAACACATCGGTAAGTATATAAATGTCAATAGATTATCATAGTCAAAGAAGATTTAAAAATTTTAATGTTAGGAAAGTAAGAGAAGCTTTACCTGAATTTTATACTTCAGAGTTTCCAAAACTTGTTACTTTTCTAGAAAAATATTATGATTTTTTAGATTCTGCAGACGGAACACATGCTTTTGGCGATGATACTCGTAGAATTTTTGCTACAAAAGATATAAGAGAAACTCCTACTGATAGACTCGATAATTATGTTACAGAATTAAGTGGTGGTTTAAAATCTGGTGATATCTTTAGTGATACTCGTTATGCGTTAACTCGATTGGCTGAACTAACTAAGTTAAAAGGCAGCCGATTTGTTATGGAAGAATTCTTTAGAATGTTTTTTCAACAAAGAGCAGAAGTTGAATACGGTAAAGAATCGATGTTTATCGTTGGAGATTCTGCTAGTCAAATTGGCGTAGAATCTTTAAAATTCATTCAAGACAATGAACTATATCAAACGTTTGGATTGTTAATAAAAACAGGAATATCTGTAAACAATTGGAGTGAGTTATATAAAAAATATGTGCATCCTGCTGGCTTTTATTTTGCAGGACAAGTCGTGTCTGACGCTGAAGCTGTAAATCCAGTTCTTGCACCATTATCTATTGCTGATAGTGAAGATCCAGTTATTATTGGAGAAGCCACAATTTCATCTATTGGATCATTCACACAACTTACTTCATTAATTGATTCAGATGGATTTGAAGTCAGACAATCAGACTTGAATGAATTAGTAGAAAATTATAGTGATATACCACTCAGTCAATTAGACTTAACATATCACAATGTAAAACAAATTATTACTCCGAACTCATTTACATTTGATGATAGTAGTAGTAGAGGTACATCAGTAACTGCTACACCAGACTTCTCACTAAATGTAGAAACTATGGATAATGATATATTCACAAGACAGATAACTGACTCGTCTTTCTAGTATAAATAACAGTATTAATTAGGAAATAAAATGACAAGACAAGATATTAATATAGGCTCTGCAGCCAATGACGGTACAGGCGATACACTAAGATCTGCTGGTTCTAAAATAAATTCTAATTTTCAAGAACTTTATTTGCAATTTGGTGGAGACAGTGACGTATTAAGTTCATTGATAACTATAAAAGATTCTGCTGGAACAGGAGCAATCATATTTGAAGGTACTAGTGCCGATGATTTTGAAACTAAATTAATGGCATCAAACCCAACTACTGTTGATAAAACAATTCAATTGCCTGATGCTACTGGAATAATTGTTCTTCAAGATACTACTGATACATTAACAAATAAAACATTAACATCTCCAATTCTTACAACGCCGCAAATTAATGATACTAGTGCTGATCATAAATACATTTTTTCTCCAGGTGAATTATCTGCAGATAGAACTATAAACATTCCGGTATTGTCTGCAAATGACACAATGGTTTTTGCTAATAATACTCAAACATTAAATAATAAAACTATTACATCTCCTAAAATTGGCGGAGGAATTACAGATCAAGCTGGTGCAGAAATAATAAAATTTACTTCTGTAGCAAGTGCTGTTAACGAAATAAAAGTATCAAATAATATAACTGGTAATAATCCTATAATATCAGTTGACGGTGATGATACTAATGTTAATTTAAAACTTGAAGGTAAAGGGTCTGGATGTGTCGAGGTTGCTAAATTAGCTTATACTGCTGCAACTATATCAACAGATGGTGTGGCACCTAGCAGCGCATCATTAATTGTAATTGAATCAAATACTGCAATTGCAATATCTGTAGCAGATGGAACCACAACAGGAGAATATAAAATTTTCATAAATGAACAGGCAGGTACTGCTACAATTACTCCAGATACTTTTAATCATGACGCAGTAAGTACTGACGATATTACTTTGAACCAATACGACTCAATTACATTAGTTTGGTCTGGATCGGCTTGGTATATATCTGGTGGCAACAGCGTAGTAACAGTATCATAAAGGGATAAAAAAATGACTGCAATTATTACGAATACTTTTAAACAACAATTAATTCAAGATGTATATAATGAAGTGTACTTTCCTGATTCTGGTTCTACTCATAAATATTATATTGGAATAGGAAAATCTGAACAATGGGATAGCAGTGAAACTGTTCCAGATCCAGTAAATTCTCCTCGAGATATTAGAAATTTAAGAGCAGGTTTGCAATCGATTAAATCTGCTGGTGATTTATCTTTTGTCATTCCAAGATATAACTGGACTTCAGGTGCTATATATCAAGGTTATGATGATAATTTTAGTGCAATACCTAGTAATAGCTATTATGTATTAACTGAAGATAATCAGGTCTTTATATGTTTACAACAAGGTAGAGCCGCAACTGGAACAATTAATACTTCTACAGTAAAACCAACGAAGCCTGGAACTGACGCTTTAGCTGTAAAACCTTTTAAAACGAGTGATGGCTATATCTGGAAATTTTTATACTCTATTGGTAGTGTTAGATCAAATTCATATTTGTCTGCTAACTTCGTACCTGTTGAAAAGGTATTAGATTCTGATACGCTAGGAAGAGCACACACTCTCGTTGAAGAAGAACAAATTTTAGTTCAAAATGCTAGTGTTCCTGGACAAGTTATTGGTGTTGCTGTTACTGCTGGCGGAACTGGATACACAAGTGCTCCTACAGTGACAATTAATGGAGATGGAGTAAGAGCATCTGCTACTGCATTTGTAAGTGGCGGAGCGGTTGTTAAGATAGAATTAGATTCAAGCACAGATAGTGCTATATCTATGGGTCAAGGATATAATTTTGCTAGTATTGCTTTTAATGGCGGTGGTGGTACAGGCGCAAAAGCTCGAGCAATTTTAGGACCTGATAGTGGAATGGGATCAGATCCTAGAATTGATCTTAAATCTACATCATTAATGTTTAATACAAAGCCAGATGGAATACAAGATAGTGACTTTATTGTAGGCCAAGATTTTAGACAAGTAGCTTTAATAAGAGATCCAAAAGTTGCAGACGGAGATTCAGATTTTAATGGAACAAGTGGTAAAGTTTTAAGATATCTTCAACTTCAAGCTGTTGCAAGTGAATCATTTAAAGATATTATTATAGAAGGTGTTACATCTGGAGCTCAAGCTCATGTTGATGATGTCGACAGTGATAGATTATATTTTCATCAATCTGAGCTTACTGGATTTAAAGCATTTAATGAAGGTGAAGTTGTACAAGGTGGCGGTGTTTCCGGAACATTAGTTGCATCAGGTGTTGATGGAGATACAGATGCTTTTACTAATGACGATATAGAAAAATTATCTGGAGACATTTTATATATAGAAAATAGAGCACCAGTATTTAGGTCGGCAAACCAAACAGAAGATATAAAAGTTGTGATAACACTTTAAGGAATATAAAATATGTCTAGTACACTTACAACCAACGCATTTAGAACAACTTATAAAGATGACTATGCTGATAGTAGCGGTTATCACAGAATACTTTTTAATGCAGGAAAAGCACTTCAAGCACGTGAATTAACACAACTTCAAACTATATTACAAAATCAAATACAAAGATTTGGAGATAATATATTTAAAGAAGGTGCGGTTGTTAAACCAGGTGGTGCAAATATTAATCCAAAATACGAGTTCATTAAGTTAGACACATCAACTAATACTCTTCCAGCTGATACAGATTCATTAGTTGGCACTACTTTCACTGGTACAACTTCATCGATTCAAGCGAAAGTTTTACAAGTGTTAACTGCATCTGGTTCTGATCCAGATACATTATATGTTCAATATGTTAATACTTCTTCTGTATCAACTTTCACTAGCGTTATAAGAATGAATGCTGGTGAAGATATGTCTAATGGTTCAGTAACTTTAACAGTTCAACCTACTGACACTGCAGTAAATCCGGCTGTAGGTGTTGGAACTCTCGCAACATTAGCAGAAGGTATATACTATGCCAGAGGCCATTTTGTATTTACAAGAGATCAATCAAAAGTTATATCTAGATATACAGATAATCCAGCTGCTAACTTAGGATTTATTGTTGCTGAAGATATTATAACAGCAAGTGATGACACTAGTTTATATGATAATCAAGGTGCTGCACCAAATTTAACTGCTCCTGGTGCTGATCGTTATAGAATTACTTTAAATATTGCAGTCGAAAGCGAAGTTGATTCAGACCAAAATTTTATTCACGTTGCTACTGTTAAAGATGGTGAGATTTTTAATGCAATTCAAGTTAACGATGCTTACAATATTCCCACTGATGTAATTGCTAAAAGAATATTTGAAAACTCTGGTGATTACATTGTAAAACCATTTAATATTAATTTTTCATTAGATTCAGAATCTACTCATTTATTACTAAATGTGAGTCCTGGAACAGCTGTTGTAGATGGATACAGAGCATCAAGAACGTTCCCAACAACACTAAGAATTAATAAACCTACACAAACTGTTGTAATACAAAATGCGGCAACTCCAGTTGATTACGAAAATTCGGTTATAGTGAATTCTAATGATTCATCAACAAACAATGTACCAAATTTAAGCCAATATCCAATAATGGATTTACAAACTGTAACTAATTACGGCGGCGGATCTAATGCTAAAATTGGAACTGCTCGAGTCAAAGCTGTTAATCATTACGATAATAAATTAAAATATCATTTATTTGATATTCAATTAGAAGCAGGCCAAGCTTTTAGAAACGTTAAAAGTATAGGTATAGATTCAAATACATGGTTTAATCCAGAATTAGAAAACGGCAAGGCTGTTATAAATGATCCATTTAACAATACTTCTTTATATCCTGTATCTAGGCCTCGTCCTAAATCAATAACAGATATATCATTTACAGTTCAACGCAGATTTACTGCAACTACAGATGGAACAGGACAAGCATCAATAAATTTATCAGCTGGTGGAGAAACATTCACAAACGTAAATGATTGGATCATAAGCAGTAACGACGGTATATATCATCCTAGTAGCTTATATACTAATCCTTCAATTTCTGGAAATGGGACAACATCTTCAACAATAACAGGATTACAAGCTAATAAAGCTATTACTATTTTAGCATACGTTAATAAAAGCACTCCTACGATTAAAACTAAGACACTTACTACAAGAACACAGGTGTTAGCAGGAAGTACTACTTTAAACTTAGATAAAGCTGATATATTCGATATTACTGAAATAATAAAAGCTGGTGATTCTTCTACTATTAGAACTAATGATTTTGTTTTAGATAATGGTCAAAGAGACAATTATTATGCACTTGGTAAATTAAATTTATCATCAGGTCTTTCAATTCCAGACAGTTGTCAAGTTAAGTATAGATATTTTGAACATGGTGTGGCTGGAGATTTTTTTGCAGTTAACTCTTATACTGGACAAGTTACTTATGATAAAATACCAAGATATAGACAATCTAATGGAAGATTTGTTGAATTAAGAAACTTTTTAGATTTTAGATCTGTTGTTCATTCTGATGGAACCTTTAACGGATCTAACGCAAGAGTTATCGAGCAACCACAACCAGGCAGCATTATTACAAGCGATAATGAGCATTATTTAGCTCAATCTGGTAAACTTACAATTGATAGAGAAGGAGTTATCTCATTTATTGCTGGAACTCCATCATTTAAACCAGTACCACCAACTAAAACAGATCAAACTCTTCCATTATATGATGTTCTTTTAAATCCTAATACTGATAATGATTCTGATCTTATTGTTCGTAAGTTAGAACACCAAAGATTTACTATGAAAGATATCTCTAGACTTGAAAAAAGAATTAGCAACGTTGAAGAAGTTGCTTCTTTAAGTTTATTAGAAGTTGATACTAAATACTTACAAACATTAGATTCTTCAGGAGTTGATAGAACTAAATCCGGATTTGTAGTTGATAACTTTTCAGATCATAGATTATCTTTTCCTAGAGTGCAAGCTGGCCATCGTGCTTCTATAGATCCGGTTGAGCAAATTATGAGACCAGCTTTCTTTGAAGATAATATAAGAATGATTTATGATTCTGCAGAATCAACAAATACAATTCAAAAAGGTGATAACGTTTACATTGCGTATGATGAAACTCCATATATTAGTCAAAATGAAGCAACAAAGGCTGTATTCTTAAATCCTTTTGCAGTAGTGATATACGAAGGTTTATTAACTCTTTCACCTGCATCTGATGAATGGCGTGATGTTAAAAGATTAGCTGATAAAGTTGTACAAGGCGGCACTAGATTATCCGGTGTTAATGCTTATAACTGGAACAACTGGTCTTGGAGTTGGGGTGGAATTCCTACAGAAAATTTACGTGTAGGTTCAAGTACTAACACTCAAGGCGGAATGGTTAATAGAGTTGTAAGTGAAGAAACAATATTAGATTTAGTTGAAGATAGAGTGTTACAAACAGCATTTCTTCCTTTTATGAGAGCTAGAAAAGTTGGTTTTAAAGTTCAAGGTTTAAGACCAAATACTCGTGTTTTTCTATTAATGGACGGCACAAACATATCCGATTATGCACGATCTGAAACTTTTACTAGATATGGAACTAATCCAGTTGATGAAGGAAATACACTCTTTGGTTTAACCGCTCACCCAGATGGAACAAATACTTTAACTACAGATGGTAATGGTGAAATCGCTGGATCTTTTATAATTCCAAATAATAATACTTTAAGATTTAGAGTAGGTGATAGACAAATAAAATTTTTAGATATTAGTGTAGACAATGAAGCAGATGCTGGATGTATAGCAAGAGGTGCGTACTCTGCAAAAGGATTCTTAGATACTAAACAAGCAACATATACTTCTACTCGTCAATTAAATGTTCAAGGATTTAGGTCGCCTCCTCCAGTATATTATAACCAAGGAGATGATGGACATAACCCTGATCCTAAAGGCGATCCAAAAGGCAGCATTGATGATGATGTTATGGGAATAGGCAATTCTAGTATGGGTGTTAGTTACTCAAACGACGCACAGGGACCCGCATCACATGGTGGGCCCAATTCAGAAGCAGATGGAGGAGCTTCTTCTGATACAGGCCCGGGCGACACTTATATCTGTACAGCAACATATAATAATGGTTTAATTTCCGCAAATCACTTTAAAATACTTAAAAAATACGGATTAAATTTACGAAAAACCGATCCATATTTAATGAAAGGTTATGATATATTTGGCCCTAAGCTTGCAAGCTTAATTGGTAAATATAGTATATTTGACAATACGGGATTATTTTTAACTAAGTATTATAAAGCAAAACAAAATAACACTAAGCTTACACTATCGCAACAATCTTTCGAAATTTTATCAAAGGTAGTTTTAAGACCAACTTGGAGATTGATAGGTAGAATTTCAACAATGAAAAGGTATTTAAAATGGCAGTAACTTCAACTGGATATCAACTTAATAAACAACCAATTGCTCAATCGTTTTATGTTGATGAGCCGAATGGTATATACGTAACAAAAGTTGATTTATTTTTTGCTACTAAAGATGCTTCTTTACCGGTTCAAATACAAATAAGACCTATGGAGAATGGAGTTCCATCTTCATCTGAAATTATACCAGGATCACAAGTTGTATTAGCTTCAAGTCAAGTAACAACTGATCTTATAGGTCCTGATTTAGATCCAACTTCTTTTACATTCGAAGAACCAGTGTTTTTAAGAGGCGAATTAGATTACGCGATTGTTGTTACTGCTGATTCTAAAGATTATAAAATTTATATAGCGGAAATAAATGAATTTACTTTTGGTTCTACTGAAAAAAGAGTAAATAAACAACCAACTTCCGGAAGTTTATTTTATTCACAAAACGGTGTTACTTTTACTCCTGCACAAAATCAAGACTTATCGTTTGTTTTACACAGAGCGCAATTTAAACACACTTCGGCAACTATAAGACTTAAAAATGCTGCTGTTCCAAAGGAATTATTAAGAGCTAATCCTATTACAACAACTTCTGGCTCTACTACAATAAAATTCTTTCACACTAATCATGGATTGCAAATTGGTGATACAGTTGTTATAAGTGGAGCTGTTGCAGTAGGTGGAATTAGTGCTAGTGATATCAATGGAAGCCGTACTATTATTAATAGAGACTATACAGGATATACTGTTGCTGCTGGAGCAGCAGCAACTACAACAAATAGAGGCGGCGGTAGTTTAGTTCAATGTACAAAAAATATATTATTTAGTACACTATATCCTCATGCAACAATGATTCAACCTAAAGGCACACTTGTTACAGCAGGAGCAAAATATACTACAGCGCGATCATTTGCAGGAACTGAAACTGCTTTTCAAAAATCAACTAATTTTTTAGATATTAAATTAAATCAAACTAATGAAAGACGAGAGTTAGCTTTAGTAGCAAATGAAGCATCAGAGACTGCAGAACTTGGATCAGGCGTAAAATCTTTTGAAATGAGCATTAATCTTACTGCACCAGAAAACACAGTTGCGCCAATGCTTGATCTTCAACGTTCATCTGCAAGTTTAATCAATAATATTATTGATAAGCAAGCATCTAGTACAACAACAGGATTTAATGTTCCATTGAGGTATGTTGCAGAAGAAGGTGAAAGATTTGGAAGTCATGCTGCAAAACATTTAACTCGAGCTATCAATTTACAAACAGATTCTGTAGGATTGAGAGTTTATTTAGAAGCTAACGTTCCAACTCCATGTGATTTCCAGTTATATTATAGAACTGCAACTTCTGATGAAATTTTAGGTGAAAAAAATTGGGTAATTGCTACGCAAGAAAACACTCTTCCTAAAGATGATAATCCTTTCATTTTTAGAGAGTATAGATATCTTATAGGTGGACAAGGTGGATTCTTGCCTGCTTTTACTAAATTTCAATTAAAGATTGTTATGAGAAGTACGAATCAAGCTGAAGTTCCAAGATTTCAAAGTTTAAGAGCAATTGCATTGAGCGTTTAATAATGAGTTATAAAAAAGTTGAAGGTCACGTTGGTTATGTTAAAGACGAAAACGGTGTTGTTTTGAATGTAAATAATGATGAAATCGAAGCAGCAAAAAAACGCAAAGAATTAATGCGTCAAAAAGACAAAGAAATAAATGAATTAAAAGATGAAGTAAGTGATATTAAGAAAATGTTAACACAAATTGTAGAGAAGTTAAATGGCTAGAACAGTTATAAATTTATCCGATCCTGTATCCACTCTTGTTGAAAAAACCAATTTAATATCAACGCACTTAGGCGATATTACAACATTAAATACGGGTGCAGCTTATGACTCTGATATAGTACAAGCAATAAACTATGTAAATGAGATAGTTCAAAAAACAGATTCAGCCGATATTACAGACAGAATAATTACGACTGATTACGTTAGAGGAAAATTTCAGTCAGATAGTGCTAATGGTATTGAATTTGATAATAATGATGGTACTTTTTCTATTCTATCTAATAGCATTACTACTGCAATGATACAAGACAATGCTGTAACAACTGCAAAGATACCTGATAACGCTATTACCACAGCAAAGATATCTGATAACGCTATCACTACAGCAAAGATACTTAATTCTAATGTAACTACTGCTAAAATAGCTGATAACGCTATTACTCTTGCTAAACTTGAACATCAAACTGCTAATCATGTAGTAAAAATGACAAGTGGCGGGGTACCAACTAGTGGCACTATTGATACTGATAATATTACTGATGATGCTGTAACAACAGTGAAGATATTAGATGCTAATGTAACTTCTGCTAAAATTGCTTCTAGTGCTATAACTGCTTCTAAAATAGCAACATCAGCAGTTACCACTGCTAAGATAGCAGCAGATGCAATTACATCAGCTAAGATTGCAGATAATGCTATTAATTCTGAACATTATGTTGATGGTTCTATTGATTCATCTCATATTGCAGACGGTGAAATATCAACAGCAAAAATAGCAGATGGAGCAATTACTGCAGCAAAATTTGCATCTGGAGCTGTAGGCCAAGCTTCACTTGAAGATAATTCAGTAACAACTGCTAAAATTGTAGATCTTAACGTAACAACGGCTAAGATTGCAGGAGACGCAGTTGATGGTACAAAAATAGCTGATAACTCTATTAACTCAGAGCATTACGTTAATGGCTCAATTGACGCAGTACATCTTGCAACTGGTTCAGTGACTACTGCTAAGATTCTTGATGATAACGTTACAACTATAAAACTTGCGGCCGGATCGGTGACTTCAGCAAAGATTGCTACCGACGCTGTTACATCTGGCGAAATAGCTGCTGGTGCAGTTGGAACATCTGAACTTGCAGCAGATGCAGTTACAAATGCAAAGATTGCTGATAATGCTGTAGACATAGAAAATATAGCACATAGAACAGCTAACCATGTTCTAAAATATAATAGCTCTGGTGTTCCAACATCAAGCACAATTGATACAGCTAACATTACTGCAGATGCAGTCACTGAAGCAAAGATTGCTAATGATGCAGTAGGATCAGCACAACTAAAAACTTTATCAACTCTTTTAATTAAAAATTCAGCAGGTACAACTCTTAAAACAATACATGGCGCAGGTGCTTAATTATGGCAGTCAGATCACCCCTATATTGGGATGGAACAGCTTTACGAGAAATGTCAACGTCTCAAGTTAATCAAATAGTTGATAGAGCTGTATACATTTATGGTAGTAATCCTAGTGCAAATGTTAGTGTTGTTAGTAGTGGTGGAAACATATCACCAAATATGACTGACACAAGAATGACAGCTGGTGCTTATTCGACTCGAGTAGACAGATTTCCTAATGAAGGTGAAACCGCAGAACCAGGTACAGTTACAGTTACCTATGATAAGATATCTCAATCTAATAATAGTGTTAGTACACCAACTGATACAAATAGTAAAGCATATCCAGTGTACTATGATGGAAGTGACATTAGAGCGATGAATGCTACTGATGTTTTTGACACTTTTATAGATCCTGCTATTGACGATCTTGTTGATGGTAGTGATAGATCTGGAACTTATAGAATACATACTTCAACATCTCTTTCTGGCCACACTCGTATATCAAGTACTCCAGTATTTACCGATACACGAGCAAACACTGGTGCATATACATCTGGTGGAATTCCAGAAACTTTAGATCAACCAACAACTATTAGTAACTATTATTTGTTCAGAACAAATCAAGGATCTGCACCATCATTCACTGCTCCTTTACAGATAGATAGTAGTAATAACTTACAAGAATACAGTGGTTCAGCACTAAACTCAATGTTACTTGCAGAATTAAGACATCATACTGTAAATACTACAGGATCACGTATATTATATAGTGTAAATGGAACTGGAAATAATAGAGGTTCTGGTATGGTTAACACTAAACTAAATGGCAATGGTAATTATCAACAAAGATTTGTAAATTCTAATGATTATCGAGCACAAGAGTTTCCAAATGGTACTGCAGTTACTGTATCAACATGGTTTTTAAGAATAAGAAGAGGTTAAACAATGGCTATTCCAGGACACGAATTTTTAACAGCACATTTTACCAATAATGAAAGAACAATGGTTGAATCATATTGGGTTACACCAGATGGTAAAGAAACAAGAGTTGAGTATGTTGAAGCAAATCCAGAAGATACTGCTTGGAAAAAACTATTAACTCATATCAATATTGATGCTTTACATGAAAATACTTATCAACATATAAAACAGCAAAATGCAGCATTTGAAGAAACTGTTATAAAATACGGAAAAGAACGTGGTTTATTATATACTGGCGAAGTAAGTATGGAACTATATGAAACACTAATATCTTTACTTTTTAAACCATTTGATGAAAAAGAAGATAAAGAAAAACTTTTTATGACAAAGCTTAAATTATTTGAAGTTGATCAAATAAAAAAATCAAGCAATAGAGCATTAAAAGCAGAACTTCGAAAAGCTCCTACTATAGCAGCTGCTATAAAAATTGGTCTTCAAATATCTGAAGAAATAATAGAAGAAGTTGAAGAAGAACCAATAGAAGAGTAGCTTAATTCAAATTCTTTATTTATGTGATGAAGCATGTGCGCCCCAGCCGTAGGTTCAGGGCATTCTTCATCTAGCATAAAATTCCACTGTATTCCTATATCTGTATAAGGAATATTATACTTTTCAATTAAATAATTCATATAAATTTCATTATTAGGTTTCCAGCAACTACTTATTTCTTCAGGATATAAATTGTCTTTAAGAGCTTCTTTATAAGTTTCATTTATTTTTTTAAATCTTTCTTTAAATTTTAATTTTTTTATACAATTTTTATTTGCTAATAAAACTCCAGTGTTAAGTATTGAATTGTCGCTAGTAATATCATCAATAAGAAGCATAGCCTGTTTACAACATATTTTAGTAAAAATATTTAATGGACCATATTCATATTTTTTTGGAAGATTTCTTATGTTTATTATTCTTTTTATAAAATAACCACAAATAGTATTTAAGTCAAATTCATTAAATACGATTTTGTTTGTGTGAGGAATTACATCAAAATCTAAATATAATATCTCATCATATTCTTTACATAATTTTTCTAATAGAAATATCTTTTCAAATTGTATATTATCGTAATTTGTAATTTTAGTGTTAAATAATTTATAATCTGCATTACAAAGATTAGCATAATCTCTTTGCGATTTTATTATTTTTTCTTTATACTTTTTAAACTGAGATTTTTTAAAATCATTGGTAGAAGTGTGTTCATCAACTTCATTTGTATATATGCTATAAACTATTCTTTTCACACCAATTCCTAACATATTCAAAATCTTTACTGATGCAATGGACAAATTTAGTTCCTTTTGGTACAAAACTCCATTTATCCATAAAGTGATGCCAACCAGTACCAAATAATTGTTGATATTTTTTTATTCTACATGCAAATATTGTTTCATTATCATAACCAAACAAATTACGAATATCTTCAGGCCAAAAATCATCGTTAATTAATTGTTTCATTTGTTTTAATGTTTTATCAAAATCTTTGAAATAATCTAATTCCTTTAAAGATTCTTTGTTAGCTCCTATGATTCCAGTATTAAACACTTCTTTGCTATAACCAAGTAACGCGTAAGCATTCCAATATTTTGCTAAAGGCGATCTTACATTATGACGAGTTCTGTGATGATCACGCAATCTCCATTCTTCGGACATTACAGCTATGCCTTTTGATAAATCCCATTCCTCAAAAAAATTTAAATTTGTAACAGGTATAACATCTAAATCTAAATAAAGTATTTCATCATAATCAAGTTGATATAATAAATGCATTTTATAAAAATTTATGATATTATATTCAGAAATTTCTGGACCAAACTGCTTAGAATATTCAATAAAATTATTGTCATAAGTAAAATGAATATAATCAGCATTGCATAATTTAGCGTATTCTTCTTGTTTTCTAATTAACCACTCTAAATTATCATTAAATTTTTTTTGATTTTTAAAATGAGATACTGGATTTTGAATATCAATATAAAGACTATAAATTACTCTAGACATATCCAATAACCATAAACCTTTTATAATTATTTGGCATATCTAAAGATCCTTTATATAGTATTTTTGATAACTCAGATTTTTCTATCAGTTCTTGTTCATTATTAACACAATTAATATGATCTTTGATGTGAAACATATTATTACTTTGTAAAACAAATAAACACTCAGGTTTGTATTCTTTATTTTTTATGATTTCTTTTAAGTTAGGCATATGCTCAGATGATGTGTTAATGACAATATCAATGCTAGAGTCGTACTTATGAGGGGTTCTAACATCTCCACAAGTTGATTCTAATCTTTTATCATTAGTAAATTTTCTATATCTCCTAAACACAATAATTGATTTTTCATCAAGATCTATATTATGAATTCTTTTTAAGTTTAAATTTTGAGTGAGCAGCCTTGTAATTAGAATACCATTCCACCCTCCAAACAATTGGATATGAGCATTTTTGATATCAATCATAGATAGTATATCAACTAACCAAGATTTAGATTCTATTTGAGACTGAGAAAAGCTATCGAGAAAATGAGAGAAATCAAATCCAAGTGCGGCTGCTGTTTTCATACTAGCATATATAGCAGGATCAATTCCAATATTTTTCAAAACCTTCGTATCCTTTGTCATCTAATAAATACTTACCGTTTTTAAGCCCTTCTCCTTCATATCTTCTTCTTTTCCATCCATTAAAAATGCAAATATCAAAATTTGGCTTATAATATAAATCATTTGGAGGTTCGTCATATTTTTTTGTATCCCAATAATTTTTTTTATCATAGCCATAAAGTCTAGAATATACTATTTTTTCAGGAAAATATAAAAGTTTTTCATGTTGATTGTGATCTAAATATCCATCTATTCCATTATATTTTAACATATAATAATCTTGATCTTTTTTAAACTTGTTCCATATATCTGTATAATCGCCTTTCCATATCATAATAGATGAATTTAAATTTGTATCAAATTCTTTTAGTTCAAACGGTTTCCAATACGCTTTTATTAAACGCAACATGTTTTCAACACAATAGTTTTTTAAATGAGTAATATTGTTTTGTATTACTACATCTAAATCTAAAAATAATGTTATGTTTTTAGTAGCGTGTTCAAAGAGAGTAAGTTTCCACCACCATTTTTCTAAATCATAATTTGCCAATGGACGAATAATAATATTAGAATCTATATTATTTGAATTTTCTGTATAACAAATAAAATTAAAATCACAATCTAAATTTTTACATACCATATTGTATAATCTATTGACGTGTTCATGATTAAATTTATCACCCCACTTTAGACAAATAACGTCCATTAATTACCACCATATCTAATTCAGTTTTGTTGAAAGTATTTATAGCTTCTCTAGGAGTCTCAACTATTGGTTCTCTACAGTTAAAGCTTGTATTAAGAAGCATTGGCACACCTGTAATTTTATAAAACTCATTTATTAAATCATAATATTTTTTATTTTGATTTTCATTAACAGTTTGAATGCGAGAAGTTCCATCAGCATGAGTTATTCCTGGAACTTTTTTAGAGTTTTTAACTTTTACTATGCGGGACATATAAGGACTTGGTTCAGGTGTGTCAAACCATTCTTTATAATGCTCTTCTAAAACCGAAGGAGCAAAAGGTCTAAAATCTTCTCTCATTTTTATTTCGTTGTTAATAATATCTTTAATATTTGGATTACGAGGATCTGCAAGGATACTTCTGTTACCTAGTGCTCTATGACCACTCTCCGATTTTCCTTGAAACCAACCTACAATTTTGCCGTCAGCAATTGCTTGTGCAACTTCTTTTAAGTTTACTTCTTCCCCTTCTTCATAGTTATATTCTTTACCAGCATAAACAGAAGGTTTATGTGTTTTTTTATTTAAAACGTAATTAGCGTGCATGTATGTACCAATAGATTGGCCTTCATCACCAGGAGCAGGAGGAACATATACGCTAGACCAATTTTCATATAACATTTCATTGATATATCCATTGTAAGCAACACCACCAGCTACACAAATATTATTACAAGATTTTAATGGATAAACATGCTCTCTTATTTTTTCTTCGGTGGCTAATTGTAAAGTGCATGCAATATTAGCAAATTCATTTTTATTTAGTTGTTTTTGCATAATTTTATATTGATCTTTCCACGTATTGATATTAATATTATCCCAATATCCGTCTAATACCATATGAATTTCTTCTTTATAAGAACCATAAGCAGCAAGACCCATAACTTTACTTGCACTTAAGTTTCCAAAGCCAAGCTCTTTAGCTACAAAATTCCATAGAGTTCCTATATTCATTTCTTTAGA